TATATCGGCATCCACGAGGAACCCGATTACACCAACATGACCGCATCCGATACCGTTATCAACGGCATGGTGCTGTTCGCCGAGCGCATTGACGGCGTGGTTGTCGGCTCCATCACTCCGGCAGTGGGGGGCTAACTGAACTGCTGAATGAGCCTGACCCTGACACCCCGGCTTTCTCCGACATGACAAAAGCTGAAATGCTTGCGTATGCCGATGAAAACGGGGTGGAAGGGGTCAGCAGTTCAATGAAAAAGGCTGAAATACTCGCAGTTTTGGAAGGAGGGCGCTGATGACTTACGCAGATTTTAAATACTAC